AACCAAAAAGAGCATATGGTTTTAAATTATGATGGTTTACGAATGATGTTAACTATTGAATTTTTAGAGGATAAAAATGAATTAACTTTTCTTGATCTATTGAAAGAAATTAAAAATGACTACTACAAAAAATAACCTTTGGTCTAAGGGTGGACAATACTACAGAGATTTTAATATTCAACCCTCACAATTTATAAACAAAAATAAAATTCTTTTTGCTGAGGGTAATGTAATTAAGTACGTATGTAGGCATCAAGGTAAAGGGGGTAAAGAAGATCTAGAGAAAGCAAAACATTATATAGATATGATTATTGAGCGAGATTATTCTAATGACTAGTCTACAACTTACATTTAATTTTAAAAAACACATTTGGTCAGCTCCCTTAGATTACAGAGATTTAAGTGAAGCCAAAGAAATTGCGATTGACTTAGAAACAAAAGATACAGGTATCAATGAAGGTCTAGGTTCTGGTTGGGCTACAAACTCTGGAGAGATAATTGGATTTGCTGTAGCTACTGAAGGCTTTCAGGCATACTATCCTTTTGGTCACTTTGGTGGTGGTAACTTAATAAAAGAACAAGTATTACAATATATGTCAGATGTTTGCGCTTTACCTTGTCGTAAAATTTTTCACAATGCTCAGTATGATGTTGGGTGGTTGAATGCTTATGGTATAGAGGTCAAAGGAGAGATTATTGACACAATGATAGCCGGAGCACTGATTGATGAAAATAGATACACTTATAGACTAAACTCTTTAGCTAAAGATTATCTTGGTGAATTAAAAGCGGAGACAGATTTAAATGAAGCAGCTAAGGCTCACGGGGTAGATCCAAAAATGGAAATGTGGATGCTACCAGCAGAGCATGTAGGATACTACGCGGAACAAGATGCACGACTCACGTACCTTTTGTGGCAAAGATTTAAACACGAAATTTTTAAACAGAACCTTGACACAATTTGGCAATTAGAAAAAAATCTTTTGCCTACATTAATAAAAATGCGAAAAAAAGGTATTCGTGTAAATGTTGAGAAGGCTGAACAATTACAAAAACAGTTTGCTGTAAAAGAAAAAGATATTTTACAACAGATAAAAAAATTAGTTGGTAAAGATATTGACATATGGGCAGCAAGACAAATTGCTTTTGCTTTTGATAAGTTAGGTATTGACTATCCAAAATCGCCAAAATCTAAAGAACCAAGTTTTACACAAAATTGGTTGGTTAATAATGACACAGAAATTTCAAAACTTATTATTAGCGCTAGAGAAATAAATAAGTTTCACAATACTTTCTTAAATTCAATAATGAAATATGAATACAAAGGTAGGATTCATGCAGAGATAAATCAATTACGCTCTGATAATGGTGGCACTGTTTCAGGACGTTTATCTATGAGCAGTCCTAACTTACAGCAATTACCCGCTAGAAATAAAGAGTTTGGGCCATTAATTCGTGGTTTGTTTTTACCTGAAGAAGGATATAAGTGGGGTAGCTTTGATTACTCTCAACAAGAACCACGACTCGTGGTCCACTATGCATCTAGTATTGGTGAGGGATATGAGGGGTCACAGGAGTTAGTTGAAGCTTATGCCAATGCAGATGCTGACTTTCATCAAACTGTAGCGGATTTAGTGGGGATTGATCGTAAACAAGCCAAAACAATTGGATTAGGTTTGATGTATGGAATGGGCAAAAATAAATTAGCTAATATGTTGGGTCTTGGTTTTGATGAAGCTAGTGCTTTAATTGGTAAGTTTAATAGAAGAGCACCCTTTGTAAAAATGTTATCTGATAGATGTATGAAAAAAGCAAATGAAGAGGGTGTTATTAGAACCAAGTTAGGTCGTAAATGTAGGTTTGATATGTGGGAGCCTCGTGACTTTGGTATTCACACTCCAGAAACTTTTGAAAATGCTAGCGCTAAATATGGCACTAATAATATTAAAAGAGCTTTTACATATAAAGCTTTGAATAGATTGATACAAGGTTCTGCTGCAGATCAAACGAAACAAGCAATTGTTGCTTGTGTTGAGTTAGGGTATCAACCATTATTACAAATACACGATGAGTTATGTTTTAATGTGTTAGAGGAGGATGTAGAAAAAATTGTGAGAGCGATGGAGGGTTGCGTGCAACTAAATGTTCCAAGCGTAGTTGATGTCGCATTAGGTGACGACTTTGGATCTGCTAGCTAGAAGACTTTGCTTTTTGAATATCTGCAATCACAAGTTGTGATTTTATTGCATCTATTCTTTTTTCAATTGCTTTCATCTCAACACTATAAATACCCGTATTTGTGTACATACTGTTCCATTGAGATTCTAAAGCCATCTTCTGCGATAATAAATTATTTAGTATCATACTCTTATTTTATACTTTTTTTGTGGATTTTGTCAATATCGCTTGACTTCTCCCATTATGCCCTATATTTTTAAATATTATTAATTAGAAAAGAAAGGATCTATAATGGATACTACTAGATGGAAATCTGTCGCTGTTCGAGCGGAAGATTATTTTTTATTAAAGGGGTTGTGCGAAGAGAAATTTCGTGCTCCTGGTTCTATGATTTCAAAATTAGTTCACGAATATGTTGAATTTCAAGCTAAAAAAAACAAACTGGATGTAAGTAAATACAAAAAAAAACTAATGAATGGTCATGCAGATGACTAAAGATTTACGATGGTCATCTTTTTTAGTATATATAGATAATAAAAACTATTCTCAAGGATACAGAGATGACTCTTTACAACACAATGATTACAGAAAAGGTGTTCACATTTCTATTCCAGAAAGATCAAAAATAGTTATGGATAGTAATTTTGAATATGATGGTCACAAAATGAAAGCGATTCATGTGCAAAGATGTACACATTTTGATGATCACTTGTATGTATTTGCAAAGGAGCAGGAATGAAATGGATTGTCATATTTTTTTTAGCCAATGGACTTGAATATGTGCATAGTGAAGTAGAAATTTGTGACTACGAAAAAATATGGGAACAAGTTGACATTTATGAAGCTGAAACCAATAAAGAAGTAACAGGTTGGGGTTGTTATGACGAAGAAACATTTAAAATTAGAGAAGATGCAAAAAAAAGGTTAGGCATAGATGTTTGATTTTTTTATCGTTACACTTTGGTTTGAGTTAAATAATAAATTGTATATGAAACATTATCCACAACATTGGGTGACAGATTGTGGAAAGTCTGTCTTTGAGTTAGTGGAGCACTATGAAGAAAAATACCCATTGAGACAATTTAGGGCAGCAAAATGTAATAAGCCATCCATATGGTTTAAAAAATATAAATTGGATAAATGGGATCAAGTAAAAGATAAGGAGTAACAATGGAAACATTAATAGTAGGACTAATGATTAATCTGTACACTTGGAGTAATGCAGATTTTTTTGTCCAGAAAAAAAATAATGAGCGACAATACACTTGTATATGGGTGGATAAGGGATGGTCAAAAGCAGATCCAGAGAACCCATCGTTAACTGTATTTGGATATACAAAATATAAACAAGAATGTGTTTCAAAAAATAAATGAAACTGCTAGACCTTTTTTCTGGTATTGGTGGCTTTAGTTTAGGTGCAGAATATAATAATATAGAAACAATAGGATTTGTAGAAAAAGATGCATTTTGTCAAAAAGTATTACGAAAACACTGGCCCAATGTGCCTATTTTGGGAGATATAAGAGATGTCAAAAGAGATACCTTTGAATCAGTTGACATTGTTTCCGGTGGATTCCCCTGTCAACCCTTCTCAGTCGCAGGAAAACGAAGAGGAACAGACGATGACCGCTATCTCTGGGATGAAACTATTAGAGTCGTGTCCCTTTACAAACCCCGATGGTTTGTTGGCGAAAATGTGGAAGGAATTGTTAACATCCAAAACGGCATGGTCCTCAGACAGGTGCAAGATGACCTGGAAAAAGAAGGTTTCGAAGTCCAATGTGGTATTATTCCAGCTAGCGGCATCGGTGCATGGCATCAAAGAAAAAGAGTTTGGATTATTGCACACTCCAACAGCAACCGCGAATCAAGGTGCTCCCAGTATGTACAAGAGGGATCAAGGGAGTTGGGGGAATCACATGTATCGCACACCAACAACAATGGACTCAAAAGAGGACAGTCTGAAACATGCAACAAAAATGCTTCAGGGAAAAACGACACGAGCTTCAGGGGAGAGAGTTCAAATAACATTGGCCGATCAGATGATGATGGAGGAGATAAAAAAAAATCCAGAATTGATGAGACAGTATCAAGATCACACGATGGTGACCAGAAAGAATCTACCACCACAAAAGGACTTTGTGCCTTATCTGAAAAGTCAGACAAGTGTTACGCAGCTAATCAGACTAGTGCAAATCAAGAAAACAACGATAGAACATTGGTTCAGAAAAGACAAATGTTTCAGCTACCCAAGTCCAGAGGATTGGGAGATGATAAAACCTCATCTGAAAGAAATAAAATACGACAAGGAGATGACAACACTGTATCCCATCGAGTGGACTCCAACGATGTATCCAACACCCACGACTCAAGACTCACGAATCGGTCCCAACAACATCAAGGGAAGTCAACACAGGAAAGAGAGGGGCAACCCAGCTCTAGCAGACAAAGTTCTGTTTCCAACACCCACGACTCAAGAAATAGAACATCCAGATATGGTTCTCAACGAGAAAGGGAGACGAATGCCAAAGAAGGGAAAAACAGATCACAGTTTAAATCTAGCAGACACAGTGAGAATGATGTATCCAAGTCCAACAGCAACGAATGTGAATTCACCTCAACCAGACAGAGTAGAAAGAACACAATCTGGAGGTTTTATTCTGAGGAAAAAGAACAAGCCTCATATGACCTATGGAGCAAGACTTCAAGATGCGATGATGTATCTGGAGAACAAGAAGATGTATCCAACTCCCAACACCAACGATGGAGCAACGAATCCATCAGAGGACATAGAGAATTGGGAGAAAAGAGCAGAGAAAAAGAAAAAAGAGGGAATCAATCTGCATTACGCTCTACGACATGCAGTTCAGAAAGAGGAACAGATGAAGATGTATCCAACTCCAACAGCTTACGAATTTCAGCAAAAACACGAAACCTCTCGCAAAAGGATGGAAAAATACAAAAAGATGGGCAAAGCAACAGGAGGAATACGAAATCTATCTCAAGAAGTTTTGAACGAGGAGATAGCAAAAAAGAAAATGTATCCAACTCCAGTAGCGAAAGACAACTGCACAGAGAGTCTGGAAACCTGGGAGAAGAGATCAGAGAAACACAAGGCGCAAGGGAAAACGATACCCAAGGCACTAAGGATACAAGTGCAAGAGGAAAGCAAGATGTTTCCCACACCAACAAACAGCGAGCACAAATACAGACTAAAGGGCAACAGTCAGGCATCCAAATGTCTGGAAGCTCAAAGCAGAAAAGTTGGTGGCAGATTGAATCCTCAGTTTGTACAGTTCCTGATGGGGTATCCTATAGATTGGACAAAGATAGAGTGAACCAAATTAAATCGTTAGGTAATTCAATTGTACCCCAGATCGCATACCAAATCTTTAAAGCAATAATAACAGTAGACAAGGAGGAATAATGCTTAAAGAAAAATTAGTAATTTATGAAATTTGTGAAGAATGTCACGGAAATGGCTTTACTAAATGTAACAGACTTGCAGATAAAGATATTTACACAACATATGTTTGTAATGCCTGTGGCGGTTCCGGTCATTCTGGAAAGCGATATGAATAATAAATACACACGAATACCCAACGAAAAATTGTTTGTAAAAGACTCAAATTATAAAAATTACACTTATTTAAAAGAACGGATAATTAACGAAAAGCTTCTTCCTTATTCCTGTCAAGTATGTGGGTTACCAGATTCGTGGCAGGAAAAAAAATTATCGCTTGTACTTGACCACATAAATGGTGTAAAAAAAGATAATAGGCTCTCGAATCTCAGATTTGTATGTCCGAATTGCGATAGTCAGCTACCAACGTTCAAGAGTAAAAACATCAAGTACCAAAGAAAATTTAATCTTTCAGGCTACGAGCCTGATTTATATAAAGATGACTAAATAACCACGAACCACGACTCAAGGACCTCAACCTTTACCTGGAGTTGTTATGAATAATAAAGAAAAATTAACGAAATTATTAAACCTTCTATCGTTTAAATTAGATCATAAAGATTATGTCGCTGCATTTAGCTTGATTTACGACCTTCAACTAGGTGGTTTGACTAAAGAACAAACCATTGAAATCTTTAAAGAAGTCGCTCATTTAGAATATGAGTTCAATAACTATAAAAAATTCTCTGTCATACAAGGTAGCAAACAAGATGGTAAATAGATACACTAAAGGTATGTCTAAAAAAATTGACCTTACTGATCTCTTTAATATTACTGAAGAAGATCCCCTTATACTTAATGTAGAGGATATGAACTTTGAAGAACGTACCGTACTGTTTGATAAGTTGTATCAGGATTATATTCTTTTGCTTGATGAAAAGAAAACATCAAAACACGTAAAACATAATTATAGAAAATTGTTAAAAGAAATATCTCTACATTATTTTCACTAATGGTTGCGCCATACTTGTTACAAAAAATGGGAATAAAGTTTGCACGATCTGTGCTTGATAGAAACTTAGACCCAGAACAACGATTGTGGCGAGCTGTCGTTGTCAATGCTTTTGACGAAACATTAATCAATCAGTCAGATAGAAAATCGTCACTTATTAAAATAAATGCTCATAATTGGATCGTAGAAGCTGATGATAATTTTAGATTAGCTTGCGAGTGGGGAACATTAGACCCAGAAGATATGAACCAATGCTATATAAGAGCCTTAAAAAAACGAAGTATCTATTTCACAAAACGTCAAATAGCCTGGAAAGAATACGATAAAATTTATAAAAGAATGATCTCTGAAGATAATAAATTTGTGAGAAAAGTTAAAAGGAAAGAGGTAGATGCTTTTAGAAAATATGTAAAAAACATTCCTGATATGGTTATTTCAACCGTATTTGTTTCAGCTTTTTCTTAGTTCCCATAGTCCTAAAATTCCTGCAATGAGTTATAATCATAGCACAGCTCAAGATAAGCATGGGAAAATGACCACCAACCACGGTCCACGTGACCCAGAATATTTGGGAAAACAAACCAAATATTGGTGCATACCAAGATTGATTACCATAAATGTAAATTGAAATTACCGCAGTTATTGCACAAGTGAATTCAAGAAAAAGGTACATTATAAAAAAATAGCACATAAATCATAAAAATCTATGTGCTATTCCTCATTAACGAAAGGTATTTATTATATATCATATTGAAATCATACTTGCAATCATTTTCCTATAATGTCGTTCCTTACAACTTTTTTTAAAAACAAAAAGGTAAAATAGCACTAAATTTTGGGAAAACTAGGAAAATAAGCAGAAAACTAGGGAAAATAACAAAAAGTTTTAGGAAAATTTTAGGAAAAATTCCCAAAAAGTAGGAAAATAACAAATTTCTTATGGACAAGACCTTGCATTTTAATTTTTTTTTTTTTATTGTAAGGAAAGGGTATATAGAAAATTATGGGTAAAAAGTCCAATCAATTAAAAACATCTATTGAACTAACTGCACAACAAAGAAATTTTGTTGACATACTTGTAGCAAATTGGGGACAGATGAAAAAAGCAGATGCGGCAGAAAAAGCTGGGTACACTTCAACTCGCGGAAAACCATATGAACAAGCTAGTCGTTTATTGAACCCAGATCTAAATCCTCATGTTTGTAGGTATTTAGAAAAAAGATTACAAAAAGAACAACAAAAGTACGAAAAAGATAAACTAGCAAGATTTAAAACATTTGAGCGATTGAGAAATGGTGCAGAAATGAAAGGTCAATACACAGGTGCAATCAATGCAGAGTTTCGAGCAGGGCAGATGGCAGGTATGTTTGTTGATAAAAAAGAAATAACTCATAATACTTTAGAGGGTATGAGTAGAGAACAACTTGAGGAAAGATTGCAACAACTTGAGAAAAAGATTGATGATTCCTCTGCAATCATAGATGTAACACCTAATCATATCAAAGAAATCACCTAATCATATGCAATCATATTATCGTCTATTTTGCCAAAAGTAGACAATTATGCCTAAAATCATATAAATTAAAACAATTTCCATCAACTTGATTTTTTTCAGATCCAAAATTTAACAATTTTTTTCTTCATATCTATCAACTTGTTCATCAATAATGTCAATTGGTAAACCTTTATTTAATTCTTTGTAGTCACCATCAAACCATTTTTCTTCTACTTCTGATTCATCATATGCTTTAACTTCAAATTGCCATTTTGCAACTGCTCTTGTAGTTACAATAAATGTTTTTAATTTTTTAGTCATTTTTCAACCTTTCTTCTTCTAAATGTTTAAGTTTGTCCACTAGATTCATTAAAGTAAACATAGTTGCATTTGTGTTGGTAGGGGCACAATCAAAACCATATTCAATTGCAGTTTGGTTAAGACCTTGCCACACATTTACACAATCATATTTCTT